GCAAAGAAGTGGATGATTTTCATACGATTGATAAAAACCAAATCTTTGCTCTCCATCATTCTGCTATTCAAGAGATAGACCGATTACAATTGGAAGAGAAAGAAAAAACAACAGCATTGGAAACAAAGGTGGCTGAACTGGAAACCAAAAACGCAGAATTACAAACCCAATTAAATAATATTATGACAATATTGAATAATAATAATCTTTCATAAAAATACCCAAACATTGAAAGATAAAGTGACGAAGAATGTTCTCAGTGAAGTAACTATTGATATTGGTAAACCGAAGACAATAGAATAAAATATATTCATAAAAATATATTCATAAAAATTATATTTTTATTCGTGGATACACAGGGGCACTCGAACAGTATTTTTATTTTGACCGCATATAGTATATGGTTAGGCGAAATACAACAAAAAAACAAACTTTAGGATTAAAACCCATTGATGCTATTCCGCTATTGAAGTGTAAAAACCAAAAATACGGTTGTGACGTAAAAGCGAGAAAATATACTTGCTATACCCGTGTGAAATATAAAAAGAATGCAACAAAAGCTGACCGTATTACTCTAACGAACCGAAAACGTGGGACACGTAAATTAAAAACGCCTATATTGAGGATATTGGATTGGTTTGATTGTTCTCATTTCAAATAAACTTTTTTCTATTTTCTATATTAAATAATTTTACGCTAAAAATGTATAAAAGTGCACAAAAGAATTGGCTCAAGATTTTGAAATTGGACATAAAATAAATGTCCAAAATGAAAATCCTCGATGGAGAATTAAAATCGGGTTTTCGTGAAAATACGTTTATGACGATAAAGCAGCCATTTATGATTTTTTACTGAAATTCTATTACCATAAAAAATTAAGTATTTTATATGGTGAATGGTTTAGAAGAATTATATGTTGTTATATAAATGGCAACCGATACTACTCGAAAAACTCTAAAATATAATTGTGAAAAATGTTGCTTCTATACCAATAACAAAAATGATTATAGAAGACACATATCAACATCTAAACATAAAATTAGCAACGGATTACTCAAAAAAACTCAATCATATGATTGTGAACTTTGTGATAAATCATTCAATGACCGCTCTGGATTATGGAGACACAAGAAGAAATGTAATGATATACCCCCCACAAATGCTGCTACCATACTTGATAATCCTTCATTAGTTGTTGAATTATTGAAACAAAATCAAGAATTTAAGGACCTCATATTGGAAGAACGTCGTGAATTCCAACAAATTATAAAGGAAATGGCGGGGAATATGGGTAACAATACGGTAAATAACAATAACAACACCAATATAAACAGCAATAATAAGTTCAATCTGAATGTGTTTCTGAATGAGAAATGCAAGAACGCAATGACATTAAAAGACTTTGTCAAATCCATCAATATATCCGTGCAGGATTTCATAGAAACAGGAGAACGTGGATTTATAGATGGCATTTCGAATATAATTGTAGAACGAATAAATGAGATGGAAATCCACGACCGCCCACTACATTGCACTGATTTAAAACGTGAAACCGTCTATATTAAGGATGAGAATAAATGGGAAAAAGATGAGGATAAAGTCAAGTTACGCAAGGCAGTAAAAGGTGTTGCATATAAGAATGAACGAATGCGTCCAGTATGGTATGATTCAACGCCCGATGTGGGTATAATGGGAACAGAAAACTATGAAAAGTTCTTTAAATATTCAGAATCATCACTGGGTGGATGTGGTCGAGAAGAAACTGAATTATTTGAAGATAAAGTGATGAAGAATGTTATGAAAGAAGTAACTATTGATAAAATAAAGGCAATCGAATAAGTATTTTATGTAATAACAAATAAGTTATCTTATTTTATTACTAATATAAAGGTTTATCATAATAATGTATAAGATGCCTAAAGTCAAGATTGATTATTCCAATACTATATTCTATAAGATTTATTGTAAAGACCCTTCCATAAAAGAACTTTATATCGGCCATACTACTAACTTCGTTCAACGTAAATATTCACACAAACAAGGCTGTATAAATCCAAAATCAATGAACTATAAGTGTAAAGTATATGAGGTTATAAGAGACAATATGGGATGGGATAATTGGACGATGGAAATAATAGCATTCCATAATTGCGAAGATTTGTATTCTGCAAAGAAACAAGAACAACATTATTTTGAGGAATACAAAGCTACATTAAACAGCGTTGAACCTTTACCTCCACGAAAACCCAAAAAAGAAGTGATAGTAAAACCCAAAAAAAAAAAAGAAGTGTTATATTGTAATTCGTGTAAGGTGTATTTTACTACTCGCAAATTACAAGAAGAACATAATAAACGTCCAAGACATCTTAAGATGGAACAAACTGAAATATTTGAAAATCCAAATATAGTAGGGAAGTTTCATTGTGAAATATGTAATTATTCTTGTAGCAAACAGAGTGATTTCAATAAACATTTATCAACCCGCAAACATAAAATCCTAATAAATCCGAATACAATCTCGCCAGAAGTCGCAAAAGTGTATACTTGTGATTGTGGGAGAGAATACAAACATATGTCTAGCTTATGTAACCACAAGAAAAAATGTAATAACGACCCAATAAATGCTTCTACCACACTTGATAATCAATCATTATTAATTGAATTATTGAAACAGAATCAGGAATTTAAAGACCTTATATTAGAAGAGCGTCGCGAATTCAACCAAATTCTAAGGGAAATGGCAGGTAATATGTGTAACAGTAAATAACAGAAAGAATGTCATAAAACAAAGGCAATAGAATAAAAATATATTCATAAAAAAATATTTTTATTTGTAGATACTCAATGTTCGTGCACTGGAATCAGTAGCATCCACGTATTTTGGCATCCAAAAATAAGGTATAATATGACCCAACCCTGTATAATGTTCTTCGAAAATGGTCCTATAATATATCTGTTCGGAGGTTTGTGGGGGTATATGTGTAAATGAAACGGACTCGTTATATAAACCAACAATTTTAGATGCGTGCTCTTGGATAATTTCATACAAGGAACGCGTTTGTGTAGAAACCCCGTCACTGAAAGCTTCTTTGCGTCTCCATAACACACTGTCAGGTAAGAGTGGTTCATCGTTATACGTAGCGTATTCTTCTTTTGAAAATGCTTTTCGTATAAGGTATTTTTCAGGGAGTTTTTCGTTCGTATGAAACCGAATGTGTGTGGGTATAGATAAATAGAATTCGGTCCATTCGCGGTCTAAGAATGGAGTTCTAGGTTCTAATCCGTGTGACGAAATGGATTTATCTGACCGTAGAACATCAAATGTATGTATATCCCGCAATAACCGTCTACATTCTTTGTCAAATTCGATTTCGTCTGGTGCATTTCCCATATATAAGTATCCACCGGATAATTCGTCCGACCCATCTCCATTAAAAATCACTTTAGCATCACTATGTTTGGATATGTATTTCCCAAGTAACCAATTTCCTATACTTGCCCTTACAGTGGTAGTATCATAACTTTCAATCCCTTTAATAACCTCAGGTATAGCATTAATAAACTCAAATTCACTCAACACAACTTCTGTATGTTTTGTCCCAAGATAATTGGCGACTGTTTTTGCGTGGTTTAAATCATCGGCACCTTCAATCCCAATGCTATAGGTTTCGAGTGTAGGTAGATTATTTTTCTTATGATAGTCATTTACAATAGCAGTAATTAAACTACTATCAAGCCCACCCGAAAGCAAGCAAGCAATCGGTCTGTCGGTTGTGGAGCATCGTTTATGAACTGCGTTTATGAGATGTTTACGAATATTACTGAAAATGGTGTTGGTATTAACATAATCGGTATACATATTACTATGAAATCCGTGATAATGGTATTGTTGTGATGATAAAAAAGTCCAATATTTCTGTGTTCCGTCAGGTAATTCGTAACAGGAAAATGTGCCAGGTTTAAATTGTTCAATACTATAATCTGGATATTTGTATGCGTGTTTAGGGTCAAGTGTTCGTGTATTGCTATTCGTGTCTTTGATATAGTCATAACTATCATATAATCCTTTAATTTCACTAGCGAATCCATATAAATGATTTTTAGATGCCTTCAATCGAGATATAGGTTTCATTTGATATAATGGTCTAACTCCATATGGGTCTCTTGCGATGTATATTTTGGATGGCGTGTCAAATCGAGTATCAATTAATACAAATGCGAATACTCCGTCTAACATACGTAACGTTTGTTCCATACCGTATTTCAAATACATATGAATAATAACTTCACAATCAGAATCAGTGGTAGGTGAAACATTCAAAGTTTCATATAATTCATTGTAGTTATATATCTCTCCGTTACAAATCAACGAAATATTGCCAATACGAATGGGTTGATTCGCTTCATCGTTTAATCCGTTAATCGCTAGTCTATGAAATCCCAATTGTGCTTTTATCGCACAATGAAATAATGTTGAAAATTCGGGTCCTCTTTGTTTACCATTCTCGAAACAAGATTGAATAATAGATTGTGGTATATGATTATGATTGTTTAATAATGCAAAAATTCCGCACATTTGAAATAGTATAATAATAACGTAAAATTATCTTTATATTGTTGATATTATTTGAGAACATAATGTATAGATGAGTAATTACATTGATAATACCCCGAAAAAAGAAACCACGAAAGAAAGTAAGAATATCAATTTAGGAGAAACCGAGATAAAGATGAGCTCAATAAAGCCTGCGGATAGTAACCAGATATTCCAATCTGTGAGTTTTGCTGAGGTAGGGTTTCCAACATCAATTACTGCGAATGTTGATACGAATACATATGATGTGTTAGCAGAAACTAGTGATAAAGAGGAATCAAGTGATGACAAAGAAAACGATGAAGAATCTAATGACAGTGATGACGAGAGTATTGATATAAATGAAATATTTCAAGGACATATTAATATACTGTTTGTGAGCTCATTATCTATTGTCGGATTATTTATCTTATTTAGAATGATCCAAAAATCGCGATAAAAAAATGTCAAATATAGCCATTTGACATTTTCAAAAAGTAGGGTAGTTAGATATTTACATAATAATATTTTTTCTCAGCTTCTTCATTTCTCTCTCTTGAATACGCATTTCAAGTAGCTCTCTCTTTTGATTTAGTTTATCTTGCTTGGCAGCCAACTTGTATTGAATTGCCTTTTCCTTAGCGACTAACTTGTCTGTCTTGGCCTTTTCCTTAGCGACTAACTTGTCTGTCTTAGCCTTTTCCTTGGCGACCAACTTGTCTGTCTTGGCCTTTTCCTTGGCGACCAACTTGTCTTGAATTGCCTTTTCCTTAGCGACCAACTTGTCTTGAATTGCCTTTTCCTTGGCGACTAACTTGTCTGTCTTGGCCTTTTCCTTTGCAGCCAATTTATCCTTATTCTCTTGTATTTTGATATTAGTATATTTAGTAGCTAAGTATTCTAGTATTAACGAGAAATCAAGCATAATTTTAGTGCGTTCGTCGCGGAACTTCTTACACGGGGATTTCATATTGCTTATTATACGAATCAACCTTTCAAAGTCCTCTACTTGAATGTTCTTGGTTAGCTCAGTATGACCTTCAGTCGGGCAATATTTCACATCCATATTTAGTAGATAGCCTCCTTCGTCATTAAATGTAAATGTTGGGGTTTCATTAGTGACTTTACTATTACGGTTCGCTTGGGGACGAACAAGGTGATAACCATAATAAATAGTATCAAGAGTGACTCTTAGTAGTTGATGTGAATAACTAGGCATTTTAATAATGTCGCAGCGCCTATCTTTATTGCCAAACAAGTTAGCCGTTACATAGTGATCGACGATTAGCTGGTTAAACTTTTTATAAATGCCATTTACAAAAAGTGTTACACGCGTATCCGCGGGTAGAGCGGCGATACGTTGTTTAATCTCGTGTTTTCCCCTGGTAGAATATAATTTCATAATAGCATAACCGGTCCTATCGGATTTGCTAAGAAACTTAGTGGTAATATGCCGTTGGAGGTCATATGGTAATGTCTTATCTTTGCCAGAAGCATAGACTAGATTAGGATTCATATTGAATGTATTTTAAATAGAACTGAAGTTCTTAATTGTGATGCTCTAGATTGTATAACAAAAAGTTTTTCAATTTTCTGTTTGATAGTTTTGAAAATTGAAAGACGTATGTATATGAAACCAACTATACCAAAATGACAAGCGAATTAGTGTTAGTCGGTACATTACTGGCAATTATAAGTATAATGTGTATAATATGTATCATAGCAATACGGATTATAGAACATAATGAAGGTAATGATGTAGATATTATGAATTCAACAACAAATGAATTGTATACTATTCCTGAAACTGAAAATACTGATATTACAACAAGTAATAGCACTATTGAATTATAACTTATAGCGTTTGTATAGTTCCAAAGCAACTAACCCACCAAAAATTTGTGCCAAACTATATGGAACAATTTCATTTGTAGGAAATTTGTCTGCGGCGGACATTACAATTGTGACAGCAGGATTAAGGTGACCACCAGAGATAGGTGAAATCATAACAATAACAAGAGCTAATGCAGCGCCAATAGCAATAGGATTACCGGTAGCAATAATAACATATACAAAGAAAGTCGTACCTAAGAATTCAGCTAAATAATTATACATTTTGGTGTCTTATAGTGTATCAAGTGAAAAAAAACCATAATAATTATTTACGAGCACCTTTTTTTACAGGTGCTACTGATCCACCGGCGCGAACTCTACGTAGAGCATTATTGCGTGAGTTCTTATCATCTGGATTCGTGAACGAGAACTGATTCCCATTTGCATTGAATGTTCCTTTACCAACGGCTCCTGCTCGGCGTCTACGCATAACATCAGAAGCGTCTCTAGATTCGCCCATCCACTTGTTATCGGCGGGTATAACACTAGGTATTGTTTCAATGAATGTTTGACGGTCCATTTGAAATCTGCCCTCATTATTACTAGTGCTGTCTTTTAATGGCATTGCGTTATTAGCGGTAAGAACCGCATTGTTAGCATTTTGAATAGTCCATTTCATCTTATACATTTTTTATAAATTCTATACACTTATTATAGAATTTATTACAGATTGAAAAATTAATGCGCGGAATCATTGTAATTACGGTTCATAGCTTGTTGTTTTCTGAAGCGAATATAGTCAGAAGAGTCAGGCACGAATTTAACATTAGTTGAAGACGCAGGAACCCCACTATTGTCACACGTAAATGTCATTTGTTTGGGTCCTCCACAGGAATAATTCTTTCTGCCTAAGAAATCACCTAAATTATTAACTGCTCTAAATGGGGTGATTACTCTCTCCTCTCCCTCATATGTGCCAGTAGCGTATGGAGTATTCCACGAGCTACGTAATACTTTTCTTGTAATGGCACTTTCGCTATCTCTGTGAGAAGTCACGGTTTGTTTTGATGTGTGTCCATTATAAGGACCGCCTAATACTAAATTGCTCATATTATTGTTATAATATAGTAAAATATTTTGTTCTCATTCATCTGTAAATAATTCCTAAAGTGATAATCTTTAGATAAAATAGATGAATATAGTAATGAGCGAAAGTGAAAGTGACAACGATAGTGTTGAAACAATGACCGAGAATAATGATTATATAAATAACATTACAATGAACTTTCTAATGAATAAAAGTCAGCATAAGAAGTTCATTTCAACAGAAGACCCCGCACAATATGAACGAGAACAAAAACATATACGTTCTTTGAGAAAACACAAAAATGAAATTATGGATTTAACAAGAAGATTAATATGCGAACCAGATACACAAATCACAACAGATGTGAATGAATCATTTAATGATTATACGCGGACATTGCTTCGATATTTAAAGATGAAAGAAATAGAGAACAAAGGTTATGACAATAATTCTGATGATGATATGTTATTCGGTAATGTAGATGAATCAGACGATGACAGTGTTATGGAACCGGATTCTCCCAAGACGAATGACATAACTTCATTCTGGGGCACTAAGCTAATCAAAAAGTAAAATTCGGTAACATTTGTCTAAATAAGATGGTGTAAAAATCTAATTGTAGTATATAAATCAATATGTCTAGAAAGAACAAGACAACCAATAAAAAAAACCATACTCTAAAAAATATATTAACAAGACCGAATCAGCTGAATTGTAACCCAAATGTATCGGGCGATAAAGTGGTTCGTGGGAGTTGTTTACCAGAAAATATATTACAAATATTGAAAAAAAGTTATAATGAGAGTAACCCATATAATCAAATAACAAATGTAAAACCAAGAAGCATATGGAAAGATTTAAAGAAACGTTTGAGAACCTGTACTAAAGAAGACTGTTGGTTGAATGTAATAAGCGACCCACAGTATCGTGAAAAGATAGAAAAATACTTATACGTTCAACGACCACTACAACCAGGTGGTTGGAAAAACGACCCAAATCAATGGTTAAGTAATCATGATATAGACAATGTGCTTATTGAGTATGAAAATTCCTATCCAATGTTTAAAGCAATTCAGACAGCAACCATTGATTTTGATGATTTATGCTATATAGAAGATTTATGCAAATTAAAAAACAAGGAGCAGGTTGAGGAATATTTGAAATTAGGAAAAACAAAAATAGGTGTGGTGTTTAATTTAGATAAGTTTAGTGAAGGTGGGTCACATTGGGTATCATTATTTCTAGATTTACAAAACGGATTTGTATTTTTCTTTGACAGTAATGGAGATAAGATACCAATTGAAATAAAGAAATTAATAGAACGTTTAAAAAAACATTGTAGAGAACTAGAAACACCTATAGAACTGAAGGAGTATAACAATTACAAGGTGCGCCATCAAAGAGAAAATTCAGAATGTGGTATGTATTCCTTATTTTTCATAATAACATTGCTGACCGGTAAAATAAATAATATTCCGGTGAATTCACTAGATGAAACACTCGATTTGTTTAGAAAATCTAGGGTTCCTGATAAATATGTAAGTAATTTCCGTAAAATATATTTCAAAGTATAACAAAATATATGCATAGTGTAAAGTAATGAGTGATACCCCAGTAAAAGATAATAATGCCGTAATTACCACAAAAATATACCCAACAAGTTATAAAAATCGTAAAGGATTTCGTGTAGGTAATATGAAGATAAGTTTTGATACAAAAAATGCGCCGTTTACAAGTAGCGACCAAGTAGACCATTATTTAAATGAATTGTTTTCGTATATTAAATGGGCTAGCACAAAAAAGCATCCTGATGATGAAACTATAGAAGACAAAAAGAAAAGTATTCACGACTTTTTGAAAGCAAAAAAAATAGAACATATTTTTTCACCGAAAGTGGTTTTAGATACGAAAGGTGGCAAAGGAAAAAAACAAACCAGAAAAATAAAAGGTTCAGGAAAGCACTATAGAAAAACAAATAAAAGGAAAACATCTACACGCAAAGGGAGAAACTATGAAGACACCCATAAATAAGTTATTTCGCTATAATTGGAATAAAGACAAAACTTCTTAGATAATATTATCAGAATATTATTTAATGTCATTGTTCGTTCATCCAGAAAACCAAAAAATTATATGGAATATAATCAACGGGAATCCATATATTATTCGTTATTTTGAATCGAAACCTCAACAAGAAAAGGAAGAGTGGTTTCGGAAATCAATCGAAGATTTCTATACGCGAATACAAGGTAAAGAGATTGACCCAAATCAGCTTAATATTTTGAATAAAGAAGTTCTCACAAGTATGATACAAAGCGTTCATTTACAAAATCCTCAATATACGGCTCATAATTCAACCCCACCCGTAAACATACCTCCCACACAACAACCCATACAACAACCCACACAACAACCCATACAACAACCCATACAACAACCCACACACGACCCCATGAATATGATGACCTACGCAAATACTATTAATACACCTACAATAGTAAAAGATAGTAAAGAGGATATATTTAATAAACAGTTTCAGATGCGCCAACAAGAATATGACACTATGTTACAGCGTAAAACTCCCCAAGAGATAAATTTCCGCGAAACATCGAATGATGAAAACAAAGATATAAATGAATTGCTAGAACGCGAAAGGAGAGACCGTGAAGAATTGATGAAACCCATCCAACAAACAAACAAATTAAATATAGATCCTTCGAATAGTAATAATATTAAACTAGAAACAGTAGAGTTACAAGAACCTAAAGAAAAGAAATCTGTATCTTGGAACACGGAATCACCAAAGAGTAACCTTGATGAGTTGGTTGAAGTTCAAAAATCTGAAATGTATTCAATGCGTTTGCATATTATAGATATGACAAAACAATTAGAAGAAACAAATAAACGTCTATCACGTGTAGAAACTCTTTTACAAAAAGAAGAAACAAATAATGATTCTGAAAAAAATCAAGAAAAGCCTCAACATCATGTTTCTAAGTATGCTAATTTAGAAGAAAATCCGACAAATACATCCATAAAAGACGAAACAGTATTTGTAGAAGATGTGGATAGTGATAGTGACGCGTAAAATAAAATCTATGCATTGAATATATAATGACTGTTGGTTCAAGAGCTCAAGTATTCCACGGAACTGTCGATAAGACAACCGGTGGGTTAGAAAAGAAGGATTTAATGAAGAACAAGCACGGACGTATTGTGTCTGTCAAGAAGCACAAGACTGCCAAGAAGGAGAGACGCCTTAAGAAGGCTGGTTACGTGACAAAGAAGGGTGAATTTGGTTCATTCTTAAAGCCCAAGACCAAAAAGAACAAGACCATGAAGAAGAAATAAATATTTTTGGTATATGACATATGATATTTAGATATCATATGAAATAAATAGTATAAAGTGAAATGGATAGTATACAAAATAGAATGGATTTATTTAAAAATACTCTTTTTATTAATTTAGAACATCGTAATGATAGATTAGAACACGCTACCGAAGAATTTAAGAAAATGGATATAAAAGCTGAACGAGTAGATGCGATTAAAAAAGATGTAGGTGCCGTAGGTTGCACTATGAGTCATATAAAGTGTTTAGAAATAGCAAAAAAAAGAAATTATGATTATGTTTTTATTTGTGAAGACGATATTCATTTCAAGAATCCTGAATTATTAAAACAGAATTTGGAAAAGTTCAATCAAAACACGAAAATAAACTGGGATGTATTAATTATAGGAGGAAATAATGCACGTCCATATCAAATCGTAGAGGAGTATTGCTCTCGTGTATTTTATTGTCGCACTACAACTGGATATATAGTAAAGAAACATATGTACGACATCTTGCTTGATAATTTCAACGAAAGTGTATCTAAATTAACTCAAGATTCCTCAAAAGAATCTATTAAGAAAAACGCCATAGATATGTATTGGCAACGATTACAATACCAGTATTTTTGGTATATGATTACACCTCCAACCGTGACTCAGTATACTAGTTATAGTGATATTGAAAATACTACTTGTAATACTGAAAATCTATTATTAGATATGAAAAAAGAATGGTGTATGCCACAACATCTAATTCCGACTAATAAGTAAGGCGTAAGAAATTAGATAATACAGATTTGTTTTTTTCTTCATATTCCATATTTTTTAAATTAGATGAATACTCCTTCTTCATCATTTTTTCGCGATACAATTGGTCTTGTTGAGCTAACATACGTTCAGCTTCAGGTTTCGATAATGGAGTAGTAGATTGTTGTCCTCGTTCTCGCATAAAATGATCTACTGACGAATATTTTGTGACATTCTGATAATCACGTTCGCTCACTGAGAAAACAGTTTCGTCTTTATGAACTTTTCGTAAATCATCAAATTTTAATTTACTAAATGGGTCACTTGTAACATAGGTATCATCTTCATCATCTTCATAAAAATTAGAGGTTGATGACCGGTTAGATATAATGTTCTCAACACCGCGATATTTTACTAAACCCGTTTGTTGGTCTTTAATTGAGTTGAATATTTTTCCCATATTACTTGAATTAACAGTTTCATTCGTTGTATATGACGGGTCGTCGTTTTTAAACCATTCGTTTTTACTTTCATCAACTTTGGTAGCCATATTTTTTTCAAATAAATCATTAAATTTGTCTTGGAATTCGGTTTTTGACATATCATTGATAACAGACGAAACTTTTTTAGTGGTTCTATTATCATCTTCGTTATTTGTGTGTGGGGTGTATGCGGTATTATTTGGAGTCATTTTTTGATTTTGTTTATTTTGATTATTATAAAAGTTAACTACAACATCAAATGCCTTTTTATAAAAGAGGAAATATTTGGAATCTAATTTTGATTTGTCTGGATGTGTCCTTAATACCACCTTCTTAGCTTGTTTAATGTCTTCATGTGAAATATTATATGTTAAACCGAATAACCCAAGCAGGTCTTCTAATGAATACATATGAATGTTTAGATTATGTTCTTTTAATGACATCGAATTACTATACTATACCCACTAATATTCTTTCAATAATTTTTACGAAATACATATAGAAATAATATAATTAGTATTCATATAATATGACACTTCCGATTATTACTGAAATTAAGTCTCGTAATGATTATATGGAACTGATTCAAAACAATCCTGGTTTGTTTATTGTTAAATTTGGTGCGGAATGGTGTGCACCTTGTAAAAAAATAGAAGGAGATGTAATGGATAAATTTAGTAAGATGCCCGATAACGTCCAATGTGCCGTTATTGATATTGATGTTAACTTTGATGTGTTTGCTTTCTTGAAAACAAAAAAGATGTTCGCGGGAATTCCTGCTATTTTATGTTATCACAAAGATAATGACAGTTACATTCCAGATGAGATTCATAATAATTCTAATAAAGATGAATTGGCTGATTTTTTTATACGGTGCGAGGAACTACTTTGATTTTCCCATCTTCTGAAAATGATTGATATATTGAGGTTAATTTATTGTTAGGATGTGTAAAATCATATATATAATTCCAAAAATTTAAAACCTGTGGGTTTGAAATGGTAAGTTGATAATTTTTATTAATACCCATTGTTTTGATTGTGTCTGATAAGAGATTTAATGAGCTATATGCACCCCGATATATTTTGTAGTATTTATATTTATATATGAAATTATATAAATATGAATTGTAACCAAACCATTCATAAAAACTTTCAATGTAATCTTTATACAAAGGGTTTATTAATATGGCATATATATTATTTGGTATCTCATCTAGACTTTGTTGTTCCGCAGGGGTTACTTGATATTTGAATTTTACAAAATTACAAATTACCATATTTGATGGCGCACAATTTATTTGCCTAGCTATATTTATAATATATGGAATAAATTTACGAATAAAACTACAGTTACAATATTGGTTACATAAAATGATATGTGTATCAGTTATAAGATGAGTCTTAATACGTTCACTACAACGTTCAAAATCTGCTTGAGTAAATACATCAAATACTATAACTAATTGTGATCCAGCACTTAATCTAAAATACGACGGTATAATTTGGAAAATACTGTTATTATTATGATTTATAAAATTATCGTCTTCATTTATTTTCCCTCCAATTGATATATATATGTCCCGTATATCATACATATCAATAATATTCTTTATTAGTTGTCTGCATTCGCGTGATTCTGATAAATATACTTGATTATGTATAGACATGTAAACTGCCTATATATAATTATTTGCGACTGCGAGTCTTATTTACTTTTTTATTTTTGTTATTCGTTTTTGTTTTA